TTAGTTTCATTGAAAGTAATACCTAAATCCATACCGCCTGTATGTTTTAAAGTAGTACCTAATCTTTCGGCTTCTTCAGGTGTGCCGATTAACTTATATAATCCCATCTGCAAAGTAGGGTTTTCGCTTTTATACCACTTTGAACGCATTGATGTTTTAATCTCTACTTTGTTTTTTTCAAGTGCTTCTTTTATAGCGTTAGATTCGTTCAGTTTATGCTCGTAAAAAGTAGTCTTTGTGCAAGGCAAAAACGCCACCACATCCTCAATAAAGAACAATTTGTGCTTATCAATAGCCTCTAAAGACTTCTTCTCTAATTCCTCTGTTTTATATGCCATAATGTTTTATTTGAGCGATAAGGTGGAATCGAACCCCTCCTGTTAGCTGGAAGCCAACTGTGCAACCATTACACTTTTATCGCTTGTCTTTCTTGCAAAGATACTTTTTCTCCTTTATACATCCCAGCACCCATTTCATCTATTTTGCTAAAAGGTAGAATAGGAACTGTTATTTCGCAAGTTTTATCTATTAGGTAAATATATCTTAATTGCATTCCATCTATTGGTTTTGCACCATTCTTTTTCCAATATCCTGCACTTTGCCCTATTACTTTATAATTTGAATTGTTTAATGTTTTATCAGCCATTATTTTGCCATTTGGCATTAATAGCATAGTAGTATTAATTTTTATTCCAGTTAAAACAAAACCACTTGCTCTATAAATAGTACCATCCCCACATTGACACCCATCAGCATAAGATAAAATCCACTTTATGTGAGGCGCATACTTTTTTAATAATTTTATACTAATTGCAATACATCTGCTTTCAGAATATTTAGGTAAATAATCATCAAAAGCCATTCTATTTAATTCAAGCATTTCATTCCATAGGCAAGGCTTAACAAATCCAATTACACTACTTTTTTGCATACTTGTTCCGTAACTCATTACTCCGTGTAATTTATCATCTAAAAAACATCCAAAGTGCAATGTACTATTAGGCACTACTTTTCCTGAATAATGATTTAACTTAACAAATTCGTTAGCAATCTTACTTGGAATAACTTTAACAATTATTTCTTTTGCTCTGCCCATTGCATAATGATTAAATATAAAGCATTGCCATTACTATTCTCATTACCCATAGTTTCAGCGTATTTATATTCTTCGGTTTTCTTTATATCTTCTATTGCATTTTTAATCTGCTCTGCTTGTTCATCGGCTAAAGTAAAAGTCATTTGCTGGAATGGTGCTTTATCGCCATCAGGTAAACTAAATTCTTCGCCTAATTCATCGCTATTTAAATCAAAACCTCCTACACTTAAACCCCAATCTTCTAACTCTGTAACATCCCATTCGTTAGCTAACATACTCCAATCCCATTCGCCACCGCTTACATTATCTTTAATAATAAACTGCTTTTGTTCTTGCTCTGTCAAATCCGTAACTTTAATAATTGGAACTTCTTTTAATCCAGCGTGAATACAAGCTTTTAATCTCATATTACCACCTAAAACTATCATATCATCGTTTACAACAATAGGTCTTATTTCAAGCATCTTTGGAAACTCTTTGATTGATGCTACTAATTTTGCAAACTTATCATCCTTTATAATTCTTGGATTATTAGGGTTTGACTTTACTAATTTAATGCTTACTAATTCGGTTTTCATTTTACAAAGGTAATATATTTTTATAAATCAGCTACTTTTTGTGTGTACAGGTCAATCAAGTCTTGATAGTCTAATTTGCCCATCTTCTTTGTTTGATGCCTTTTGTGTTCAAGAAAATCCATACCACCTTTACCTATTTCTTTTTCAAGTCTTTTATAATATTCGATATAATTGCCTTTTTGAGCAATATTACATCCGTAGCACTGGGGGCGACAATTTTGTTCGTCGTATCTTAAACTTAATATGCCTCTTGAATAAAAGTGTCCATTTTGTATCTTTTTGTAAGGCATTACTTTATCGCAAGTAAAGCATTTTACATCTAAATTCTCATCAGCATACTTTAAACGAATATAAGTCGAAAATATAGCATCTGCTTTTTTCTTTAAGATTGTTGTACTCATTTTTTTGGTCTTTTAAATTTAATTAAACTTAATAACCATAAAGGTAATATAAATGGTGCAATAATAATTGAAGGCAATATGCTACCTAATACATCAGCTAATGTAAATTCATCTTTAGATTCAAACCTTCCAGGATTCTTAATAAGATAATATACTCCCAAAATTGTACTTGCAATCCAATAAATAATTAATAGTGTCATTTTAATAGAATTTTAGTGTAAAACATCTCGAACACTACTCCCCAAATAATAGAGAATAGGATTATATCAAAATAGCCAAATATAGGCTTGTAAGTTACAATAGCTAAAGAAATAAAAAGTAGCATCAAGGCTTTAAATAAATGCCACCCATCTGTAAGGAATGATAGCATAGTTGAAGATAAAAAGAACTTCTCGCCATTTTCTTTCTCGCCCCACTGCCATTTGTTTCTCCAGGACATATTCCAATCCCAAAATTGTCTGTTCTTTAGGTTTCCAAATATAGAAATATAATACCTGGTAGATAGAACATCCATTACCGAGTTACAAATAGCTGCTAATATTATAAAGATTATTGTCATAAGTTGTCATTAAAGTTACAAAAGTTCCCATTTTGGGATTTTTAAAGCTCATTATTCGTATAAATTAGTATAAATACGGCTCACTTTTGAGCTACAAAGTTATTTTTTTCCACTATTGCGCCCATTTTTCTTGCTTTGCGCCTATTTTTTCCACCATAAGGCTAAAATTGGAAATTATTTTCCAAATGTTTTGTTGTAGTATTTTTCTGCTGTTTCGTATGGCTTATCTCTAAAATGCCACGATTGATTATAGCAATTGATGATTTGTTGCTTCTCCATTTCTTTGGCTTGTAAAAGAATATCTTTATACATTTTCCTTAATTCTTCTGAATCAAAAGATACTAATCCTAATAATTTTAATTCAATAAATCTTACTGCTGTTTGTTTTTTCATTTTGTTTGTTGTTTAAGTTTTACAATCTCAATCAGTTTTTTAATACACTCAAGCTCTGCTTCTTTATAAGTACCATTAAATTTTAAAGGTTCAGTTCCACATAGTCTATTCCATTTATCATTAATAATTAGATAAGAAAACTCTTGAGTACCAACTTCAATTAATCCTGTTAATCTATATTCTTCTCTAAACCATCTAAATACTTGTTGGTAAATTGGGGCTTTAATAAGATTCTTTTCTAATAAATTAGAATCAAACATTTGTATTAGTATTTCACCAGTTGGCTCTTCCCATTCGGTAACAATACAATATCTACCAAAACAAGGTTCATCAAATCCTAATTCTTTTAAAGCTAATGCTTCTTGGTATGGCATAAATTCTTTTTCCATTTTGTTTGTTGTTTAAAAGTTATATAATTTGTTTAATTTAAATTTCATCTATCATCTCAAGCGTTTTAACTCTCTCACTCAATTCTGCTATAATTACCTCCGCTTCGTGCCTCAAAGTTAATAACTCATTTCGTAAAAGCAAATTCTCACCTTGCAAATCAGTCAATATCGTAAAAGCCAAATTAAGCGTCTCTAAAGCAGTTAAATTATCTTGGTAGGTCTTTGTACCTAATTTAGTTTTATTTGCCTCTAATAGCTTTATTTGCATCACACAGAGTAAATCTGCTATCTTGTATAAGGTTGATTGCCTAAAATCAGTCTTTGGAATCCTTTTATCAAGGTCAGCCTGCAAAATAGCTTTTAATGGCTCACTTAACTCGTGTAACTTTCTCATCTGATAAAATAAACTTTTTGTCCTGCACTGGGTTAATTAAATTAATAATCTCTCTTAAAGCCTCTACATAATATTGCGAAGATAGCTTATGAATTGGTAATTGCTCAAATAATTCTAAACTAAAAAGCCTGGCTTCCGAATGTTTAGCAAATTCTTGTAGGGTCATATAGTTAATTTATTTTTTTAAATACTAAAACATTTTGGTGTACTTTGACAAGTTTTTGAGATTTCATATTACCATTTGCTCTCATACTTGCACTACCTAATTGATTTAATAAAATACATTCATTATAAAATTTTACACTACATTTTTCAAATGCTCTAATAGTATCAGGTACAAATCCAATATAAAATCCGTTTTTATCTCTAACCTCTCCAACTACAAAACAAGCATACCCACCAACTTTTAAAAGTTTACAACTTTTTTCTATAATGCTTTCGTATAAAGCTAAAAATTCTTTATATGGTTTATTACTTATATCTCCATCTAAATCACTATAAACCTCTAAATCAGCGTATGGTGGGCAACTCATAACCATATCAAATTTATTAATCCAGTTGTCATCTAATATTTTATTACTATCCCCAATATACCATTGTGGTTGATTATTTACAGATAAAATATCTATTGCTTGTTCTCTATTACTATTAATTTGTTCTTCTCTTATATCAATTCCTGTATATTTATAACCTAAATAATTAGCTACAATTCCTCTAACTGAACCACCAGCAAAAGGGTCAAGTATAGTACCGCCATCAGGGCAAAACCAATGATATAAAACCTCGCATAATGCTGGGTCAAAAATTGATGTTTCTATTTTTTCAAATCTTTTACTATCGCCATTTAAAGGATTAAATTTTCCAAATGTTTTAACATCTCTACCAATTTCACTTTTTATACCTTTTTGCAACCATAATCGTTTTCTTTTTTGCCAATTACCGCTCTTTGTATCTAATATACTAAATGGAGGTTCAATAAATTTATCTCTTAATAATTCATCTTTAACAATTTCATTTCCAAATAAATCAATTTCGTTTGTTTTTGCTTTTGTTGTCATAGTTTTAATTTTTAAAATGGTAAAATAGTTGGTTTTTCAAATGTAACATAATTTCCAGCATAACTCTTTATACCGTTTATTTCTTCGTAGTAGCAGTTTTTCCACTTATCAAAGAATAGTGTAGCCTCGCCTATTTCCCCTATTCCTTTAGGTTTAGTCTTTTGTACTATAATCTTCACTTCGTTACCTTGATACGGGTTTCCATCTTTAGAAACTCCAAAAGGTGGTCTCCATACGCAAATCATTTGCTCTCCCTTTCTAAAGGATGTTTCGCCACCATCTATAAATCGTGGGTCTGCTGGTGGGTAATATTTAATTCCTGTTGCATCATCTATAACCTTTGCTCCTGTTTCCCTTGCTATGTGCATAATAATTGTATGGTGGTAATTGTATTCCCTTGCATACATTCTTATTTTACCTAATACCCGAGCCATATACATATCTCTTTGTTCGCCTTTTAAATCGTGCTTTACTTCATTAAAAGGGTCAGTAGTTACTGTATCAAACTTAACTCCGTATTTCTCAACCGCTTCGTGAAAGTCATCTAAAGTAATATCTTTAACTCCTAAATCCATAATGTAAAAATATTGGCTAACTTCTGATGCATAACGATACATTTCTTG